GCCATAATACCCTCTTATTCTAAAACACCATTACAGTAATTACCACCAATGAAATTTCCAGTAGCATCACCCTCAATACAAGTTGTAGCTGAAATAGTATTTCTATAGCAGCTAACAGTAGGAGTAGCCATATTAATATCAATTCCAATTGCCAAAGTTTGTGAACCACCATTAATGCTGTTTTTTGTAATATGTGTAATAGGAGCTACGGTAGTAGAATGAAATCTTATTCCAGCTTCCGAAATATATGAAAACATATTACGATCAATCCAGTTTCTTACAGATGTTGGTCCACCACCTGCAGTCCAATCAATACCACAATCCATATAAAAGAATTGACAATCACGAATAAGATTTTGAACTGCGTCAGTAAGATGCATTCCTCGAAGAGCAGTAGTTGCTTCAGGAGGACCTTGAATAGAACAATGGAGCATTTGATTATTATTAAAATTAGTTGCTTTAATAATATTAGAAGCATCAGCAACTTGAATACTAATATTTTCTATTCTACAATTGATTATAGAAGTACAATCAATTGCAGCTCCAGAAGCAGGTTTAATACGAACACCTCGTTCACCATCTGCATCAAAACCATCACCATGTCCTATAAGAGCTCCACCATATGGCATTGAAATTAAATTCTCTGCATAACTACCAGGAGCAATATGAATTTCAATGCCATATGGTGGAGCCCAAGGACTTATACCCCAATTAATAAGAGCATTAGATGTTGAAATTGCTTTTGCAATAGTTGCAAAAGCACTATCCCATGTAAGACCATCATTTCCATCATTTCCAGACTTATAAACTCCAGGTACAGGTAAAGCAGAACCACTTTGTCCTTTTACAAAATACCTTTTAGCTGGGTTATATGCATCTAATAATAAACGAAGATCACTTTGACTAACTTGTAAACCTGTGTGGTAAAAATCTCTCATAATTTATTCTCCTTGTTCAAGGTGGGGTTGAACCCCCACCTAGAGATTAAAAGATTAGCAATTAAGTATGGACTGGAGGACCTGCTTTTCCTGTAAGACTCCAAATCCGCCAACCTGCACTATCATCTACATAAAATAAAATAGCTTGATCACCAGCATCTGCAAAAACAATTGTCGCCCATCCTGTTGCAGTTGCCAGAGTTAAAGTACCATCTCCACCACCATCTGTTGCAAGAATAATGCTTAATAATTGACCAGGTACACCATTAGCCAAAGTAAGAGCTTCAGCATCACCACCTGTTGTTTTAGATACACGCGCATGAGTAACAGGAATCACCAATGCATCAGCAACAACTGCTATGGCAAGATCATCTGTTTTATCATAATCATGCTGATGATATATTTCACCAATTCTTAAAATTTATGACATTTTGTTTCTCCTTATTTAAGGTGGGACTTGATTGCCCCACCTTTAAAATTAAGTTATAAGATTAGAAAGTAACTGCAACTCCACAATTTGAAAGATTAGAAAGTAACTGCAACTCCACAATTTGAAGGATTAGAAACTGTAATCCCATACCAAGTAAATACTCTAAATCGGAAATTCATGGTAGCTATATCCCCGTCATAGATCATATAAACTCTGAGACCATTAGCCATGGTATCTGTAATAACTTTCATACCATCATACTGTTTAAAAAGTTCAGCAGAAATTGTACCACCAATAACTTCAACTGCTGATTTATCCCAAAAAATATTTGTTTTTTGAGTTGCGTCAATATTGAGGCGAGTAATAGTAGCAGCATCTAAAATAGCTGTATTAATATTAGCATAAGCTGCTTCAATAGTTGAAATACCTGCTTGATCTGCAGCTATTGGTTTAGGATAAATTTTAATATGAGTTCCATCTGTTAATTCAATACAAGTAAAAACCATTGCTTGACCAGAAGCATTTTTATCTCCAAGACCAATAGACTGAATAACAACTCCACCATTCTCTATGGTGAATTTATCCCCAACTGCCATAAGAGCAGAATTATTAACTACTAGAGATGCTTCTCGATAATCAATATTTGTTACAACATGTGTAACAGCATTTACTGAACCACCTGAAGGAACAAAAGCTTGATCTCCTGTTACTGTTACTGCAGGATCAGCTGCACCTGTTATATTAGGCAAGAAAGAACCTGTAAAAACATCAAATCCTGCGATATTTCTACCAATCTGCCCATTTACCCATGTTTCTGCCGGTTTTCCCTGTAAAGTCTGACGAGCTGCTAAATCAGTACCAAAGAGAAGATTGTCCCGATCATTAAGAACGAAATTTCTTTCTGTTTGATAGAGCTGCCGCTCATTCATAAGGGCTTGGGCTTGAGCAATAAACTCATAGCCGCTTGTTGCGTTTGACCGATAAAACAAAGACCCTTGAACTACGATAGCACTTGCTATAGCAGAGTTTAATTCAGAAGCCTGACGTCTACTTGACTGCTCAGACCGACGTTCCCAAAAACGTTGATCTCGAAGATCATCTGCCCTCATTTTCACAAAATCATTAGTCGGAGTTCCGAGAACAGCTGGGTAAGTTTCTTCAATTATTCCAGTTTCTGCATCTGATAAATCCCAACCAGAGAGTACTGGGGCTTGTTGTTGTACAGGATACCAAATTACATTACTAGCATTCTGCATTGAACCTGCTGGAGGTTCATGAAAATCGACAAGAGGAAGGAGAGACTGTTGACTTTCATATGTCTCCTTAAACTTCTCGAACATTACTTCAGCAACTTTACCTGTTGATAAGGCCATAATATTTTATCCTTTCATTACCATTTGGAAGTATCAATACCTGCAGCTTTTGCTTCTTTCTTAGCATTATAAGCAACTTGCGAATTATTTTTCGCATGAGCGTCATCATACTTTTTCTTAAAAACTCGTTCTTTAGTAGATAATGTAGCATCTCCATTTGCTTCAGTAGAAGGAGCAGGAGCACTTGATTTTCTTCCTTTAGTATTTAATAGTTTTGCTTTTTGTTCACCTAAAAAAGCTATTGCTTTTAAGCCTTTAGGGTCTTCTGAAAGAAGAGTCATTAACTCACCACGAAGAGCTTTACTTCTTCCCAGTTTGTATATAACTTTTTCAGACCCCTCTCCCAAGATTGAAATTATTTGATCAACAACTAAATTACCCTGCCCTGGTTTAACTGCCTCAACAGCAGTTCTTACTGCTTCATCAGATTGTTTATAAGTTTCTGCTGAGATACCACTGTCTTCAATCAACTTATCAGCTCGTATATAATGCTTATCTACACTTTCATTAAGTTGTTGAATCGCCTTCTTTTGTGTTTCTTGAAGTTTATTTTTCCCTTGCGCAACAGAAAACTTAGACTCAATCCGTTTGTCTTCATACTCATCCAGAGCAGTATGATAAGCTTCTAAAGATTCATAATCAGCTTCCTTAGGTCTTATCAGAGTTTCATCTTGGGTAGAGGGTATTATTTTTTGTTCCTTAAGGTCTTTAACTTCTTGCCTAAGACTTTCAATTTCAGTATCCCTCTCTCCAATTTTTCCTTTTAGTTTTCGTTTTGCACGTATATGTGCACTGACTGGCATAGTACCAGATAATGTCTGGTCATCATCATCATCCTTCATCCAGTCTTCTATTACTGCTATAGGTTTACCATCTTCTCCAAGTTCTTCTTCTACCTTTTCGGTTCCTTCGGTTCCTTCGGTTCCTTCGGTTCCTTCAGTTCCTTCAGTTCCTTCAGTTCCTTCTGCTTCTATTTCCAGATTTTCTGTATCCATCATATCCTCCTTGATGTTAGGGCCTTGTGTGAAGCACAAGTACTTATGTTTAACCAGTACATCTCTGTTAACCACTCTCACTAGAGAGTTGTTTATTTACTCTTTTAGTCACATCTTTTAAATCTATAAGTTTAGTAGCATTATCAACTTGTTTACCAAAAGCTTCTATACTATCCATATCAATTCTTAAATCAGCTACTCTTACAGCAACCATTGCAGTAATTCGTTTAGTTTCAGCATCAAAAGCATCAATAACTGATCGTCTCTCATCATTTTGTGCTTTTAATTGCATTTCAATTCCTTTACGTTTTTGCTCAAGAAGATCAGCATCTCCTTTCTTATTTTCTGCAATAGCTATCATTGTAGCAGCATCTGGTTGTTTAGGTTGATTTTGCATCTGTTCCGCAAACTCTTCTTCTTCTGGTGTTTGAGGTTTCCTAATACCCATCATTATTAACTGCTTATTTACATAATCTCTTATATCATCAAATTCAACACCATCTGAAAGAGCAAGTATTTTAAGTTGCAAAGCTTTTCTTACAGGGTCATCAGGAGGCATTTGCATCATCAATATTTCTAATCTATCAATAGTCTGTTCTTTTTGACTTGAATAACTGGGACCTATTTTAGAAAAAACTTCAAATTCAGCTCTTCGTAAATCATTAACAGTAATAAGGTTACCAGTCTCTTTATCTATTATAGTATCCATTACTTGAGTTTCTTTTTTGGTACCATCAGATAACTCAACCATAACTTTTCTTGGAGTGTCTATAACTTCAGAAGCCATAGAAATCCAAACCTCACCATCTCTACGTTTTGCATGTTTCATATGAGTTTGAAATCTCATAGATTGACGTTCAATCCTAGCTTCCAGTTTTTGAACAGCTTTTCCTGAAATATCTGGTTGAGCAACCTTATCAGGAACACCAGGATTAGCTACGTCAGTAACAGCTTCTTTAGTTTGAGCCAATACCAAAGGAAGAGCAGCAGGCATTTTCTGTTCTGGCATTACTCCTATTGGTGTAGGAGGTAACTCTTCACCATCTGCCGTTTTTCTATTAATTAAATTATATGGATATGCATCATCTATACCACTTTCAGAATACATATCCTCAAATCCTTGAATTTGCTCGGGCCAGAATAAAGGTTTCTGACGTGGTGATCTTGAAAGAATATCTCCCATATAAGAAAAAGCGAAGTTTCTAAGACGCTGTGGATCTTTAGCTAATCTTGTTATACCTTCCCAATACTCTTCTCCTTCAATTACTGCATGTTCTCCATAGCACGGAATAACTGGAATATGTTGACCAGCTATTCTTTCACTCTTGATAATCTCTCTTCCAGAAGCAATATACTTAGTAACTAGGTTTCTTTTGATTTTCTTTTCAGAAATTATTGAATAACCTTCATCAAGTAGATCATCCATAATATCTATTAAGTCAGATTCTTGTAAATCAAGAGTCTCACCAAATGGATCCTCCATTGTAAAAACAATGTCATTAATTTCTTCTATATAATAAAAGCTTGTAACATAAATCTTTTTTCCCTCTCCTCCTACCCAAGGAAAGGTAAAAGAATGTTCAGGATGCTTAAAAGAATCAGCATTAATACTATCAAGTTCTTCTCCAGTAAGTTCTTTAATCAGATTTTTATAACCATCTTCTGAATATGCCGTCAAAACCGAACAATACTTTGCATCAGACTTATCTAAGAGTTTTGATTGAGGATCCCAAAATACTGTGTTATTAGCCTCAAAAATTGGCTTACGAAGAATTACTTGTTTATCATTATCAATGTTCTGACTTTCATATTTTGTATATAATAACCAAGCTCCTATTCCACAAACTACATTTTCTGTTTCAGCATTCTCAAAAGCTTCTATAGAAGTATTCTTTTGAAGACCAGCCCTATATAAACCATCTGCCAGTTCTGCTGAGTCTGTTCTTGTTTCATTTACAGGAGTGAAATCTACTTGAACAGGGTTTGCAGAAAGGTCTGATAAAATTTGCCTTCCAGCTTTGCGTAGTACATCAAATTCACCACGGTATGTAAGTTGAGAAGATTTAAGGATACTATCATCCCATTGTGATACCCAATAAAAAACAAGGTCATTTGAAGATCGCTCTCTAGGAATTTGATTAGCTAAGAAAGCTTTTTCATGCATTCTTTTTAGTTCTTGCAATTCAAGAGCCATTAATATGCCATCCTTTGTTTTTGGTCTCTATAAGTTGAACCTATAATTGTAAGAGATTGGGGTCTTCTAGTTTTACCTATACTTATAACATTTGGAACTTTCCACAACATTTTAACAGAGTCTGCTAAGTTGGGTGATGGGATTTTAAATTTAGCTTTCATAATCACTTTAGAATATAAATCCAGCATTCCGTTTCCATTTGGCTTTTTAGGCATTCTACACAATTCTGCCCTAAGTTTTGTGAGTTCAGTGATACCAGAAGAAAAAGATATAAGAGTTTCTGGATCATGATACCTTCCTTTTTCTACTGCTTCATAAGTTCGGTAAATCCTATTTCTGAGTTCAAAGTATTTTTGAACTCTAAGGTTCTTAAAAACTTCTTTATTTGTTTTTTGTTTTTGAACTGAGAATATATCTGATCCTTCAGCACTTATTGGTTCATAGACTGAATTTAGTTTTTCAGGTTTCTCAGATCCTTTATACTGAGATAGTCTTACAGACTTTCCACCAAATACCTGACTGATCTGTCTGTTTAAACCTATTCCTACTCCGTCACAATCCCATGTAAAAGCATCTGATAGATTTTGTATAGCAAGATCGGTTGCCCAATCACATCCTTCATTAATATCTCCTGTAGTCATTTCTTCAACTTGTAAAACTACAGAACCATGTCTAAAAGCATATCCTTTAGCATCCTCTCCTTCATCCGAAGGATCATGTGAAGACATCCTTATACCAAGAGGTTCAAAACCTAATTTTATATGAGCATCAACACAAGCATCAAACCACTTAGCACTTATTAAAGCATTCTCCACTGAATCATTATATTCACCTTCCCAAATGTGATCATATAGAGCTCTGGAAAGAGAATAGTAATCATTCATTCTTTCAGCTTCAAGTTCAGGAGGAAACCAAGGATTATCAGAATGATTAATTTTTATGATATAATGTAGATCATCTTCATAAAATCCATTTTTATCTATTTCTTTTTGGTAGGGGACGATAAATCGTTGAGAAAAAGGGTCAGCTTTACTCATCGGATTAGCGGAAATCCACAATTCTGAGTTTGCCTCCCGGAGGGTAGGAGTCAAAGTCTGTAGACTTGCTTCTGAGATAAACTGACCCTCTTCCAACCAAAAATATTTAAACCCAAACATAGACTTGATTGCCTCAATAGATCTTGCAAGTCCCCTAAACCTGAATCCTCCACCATTCTCGTGATCAATTTTATTATTGTAATTCTTAAAACCAGGAATTTTAAGTTTTGCAATTTCTGCTTTAAGAAGTGCAAAAACACTATCTTCAATAGAGTTTTGATATTCACGTAAACATCCTACAAGAGCTCCCTCAACTTGGGCTTTTTGAGATAGCATATCAGCAAATGACATTGATTTAGCTCCACCTCTACCACCATAAGCAACTTTATATCTTTTTGGTTTACTTATGAAAGATTGCAGTTTAGCAGGTATTTGTAACTGTAATGCCACTATTCATCCTGTACTATACTTAGATTTGGTGCATCCGGAAGGGCTTTTGTAAAATCGAAAGGGACGGCTGTACTTATCCCCCATTCGTTTTTTGCTTTGACCTCAATATCATATCTTCTTTCCATAACACTTCCGAGGTCATAGACTAATCGAACCGTATTATCACCCAAATCAATTGCCGGAATTGTAATATTAATATCACCAGTAATCACATAATGAGTAACGTTGGTTTGAGGGTCACATACTAAAAATGGAGCACTAAAAGCTGGAACTGTGAAAAAACACACTACCAAAAAAATTATTAAAATTATTTTTTTCATTTTGAAACCTCCTCTTCTTTTGGTTTGGCATCGACAAACTCAATCTTCCAAGTCTTATCTTCTTCTTTAGCAGGTGCTTCAATAGATTTCAGTAGTGGATTTTGATCAATCAAGTTCATCAAAACCTCAGTGAGAGTTCTTAAGGTTGCAGCTGATTTGATATCAGTATCAGAAATACTAGAAGCTATAGAAATAGTTTTGTGAAGCAGTATCATCTCAAGTTCTATGTACTTAGAACCCAAAAATTTTTGTTTCAAAATTTGAAAAGCTTGTGTTTGATTTATTACTTGAGAATTTAATTTATGGAGCACGTCTTCGATTGACTTAATACTATCCATGTCAATCGAAGCATCCTGTTCTAAAGGAACTTGCTTCCAACTCTTTGCATTATATTCTAAAACGGCGGTCGAAAGAGAATGTTCTTTGGCAAGATCTTCTAATGAAAAGCCCAACATTTCGTATTTAAATTGTACCAAGCTCCAATTAGTGTCTTGCATAATCGTTCCTTATCCTATTA